CCGTCGTTGGCGAACGGGCGACCTACAATGGTCAACTCCATGTCACCCACCTGCCTGAAGTCTGGCTCGATACGTGTCAGGTGCAGTCTGCGGTTGATACCCATGGGCTCGTCTGAGGCAGGCGTTCCACCAACCCAGCTAATGTCGCAGGTCTCCACAAAGGAGTCGATCGCGTACTCTTCGGTGGCCGTGATTTTGTTCTTGCCAAACTCTTGCTCCCAGATCACGTAACCGCCAGTGGCTTGTGACATGGTACTGCCTGTGGTAACAGTGTTTGGCACCGGGTCAACAAACGTCAGCGTGGTGTAGCCACCAGAGGAGTTGTTTGTGAACACCGCCGCGCTGATCTGGTTGGCAGAAACAAAGTCCTCGCCGATCTGTGTGTCAAACACCATGAAACTACCGGCGGGGTTGGTTGTCAGGTCACCCGCGGCAACCACCTGATAGGCGGTCGTAACAGGGGACGTGCCATGACTTGGACCGTACGTCAGTGTGTAGCTTTGACCCAACTCTCCAGTAAACTCCCAGCCGGCCCAAACGGGTCGGGGGAACACCTCGGTCACGTAGCCACACGAGCGGCGTGCGCCTTCAGCCTGCCCTGCGTCGTACCAGATGTTGTCTTTAACGTTGAAGATGATGCAGTCTGTGCACTCTGTTGCGGTGCCACGTGGGTAGAAGAACCAGATCTCGTTGTAGCGTGGGACCTTGGTTGCCCACACCTTTTGGCGCGCGCTGAAGTTGATGTTGTCAAACAGGTAGTTAACGTTCTTGTCGTTGGGCAAGACCTTAACGCCACCGTTGTACAGGTAGAAGCGGTCAACACCCATCCAGAAGAACGTGCCGTCCATCTCAACCACCGAGCTAGACGACATGATAGACGTCTGGTTAGACACCGTGTCGTAGCGCCAGTAGTAGGGCGTTTGGCCTGTAAATGACACACGCACCAAAGAGTCTGTGGCCCAGAAGAGGCCAGAGGGTGAAGACGTGCCGCCACGAATGGGGAAGCCCTTCACGATCTTGCCTGCCGTCACGTTCACCTCGTTGGCAAGCGTGCCGTTCCAGTCACTGAACGTCTGCACGTTGGCTGTGGACGAGTTGAAGATGACGTTGTTGTTGCGCAAGAGGCCGTAGTTGCCGTACACAAACACAAACGGGTGCAACACCACAACACCGCCGCTCACGTCGATTGGCAGGTACGTTGGCGCCGTGCCGGTGGAGTCAACCACCTCGGTCAAAGAGTAAATGCCCGTCGTTGGGTCTGGTAAGAAGTTACCGGCAAACAGGGACGTGTTGACGCTAGAGTCAAGGTTGTCTAGGTTGTGGCCGGGGTGGGCCAGCAACTTAGACGCGCCTGTGCCAGAGGAGTCGTATGCAATGTCAAACTGCCACAGGTGCTGGTTGCTTGAGGCAAAAGTGTTTGGCACATAGATCTCAAACGGCACCGTTGTTGGCATGCCTGTGATTGATACTAAATTCAACTCGGTGTAATTGCCGGAAGAATGGTACGTTGGAGTTGTGTCGGTCGTGTAGTTGGTTCGTATACCAGATGTGTTGTACGCCCAAAATGTTGAACCGTTTGGGAACAATGATGTCACGTCACCATGCACGTGAATTGTTTTGGGAGACACGTTAACCTGAATGGTCACGTATGTCTTGCTGAACTCAATTGGGAACGGGCCCACACCAACACCTTGGTCGGTGCCGGTGTTGAACACCTCAACGCCCTTGTAGTTGCCGGCGTAGATGTAGTTAACACCGTTCAGTGAGTTGGTGATCATGCCACGGGGGATGCCGGTGGGGGAGGCAAACATCTGACGATAGCCGCCAATCTTCTTTGCCTTGCCGCGCTGGAACCTCACCCACTTGCCGTCACCGTACTCATCAGCCTCGAACCTTGTACCGTCCCGTTTGATACCGGGCTTGACAAAGAGGGTGAAGATTTTAGACGGTTCGCTGGCCATTAGAACGAGCCTCCAGAGATCAAGTCAGCTTGCACGCGGCCCACAAAACGGGTCACGTAGTTACCCACACCTGCCGTTGCGTCCATCGTGACAATGTTGGTGCCTGCCACAGAGAAGCCCAGTTGGCCGTTGTTGGGTGAGTACATGCCAGTCACTGGGTCCAGTGTGAACGTGAACGCAGGGGACGCCGCAGAGCCCCTGTCGGCCAAGAACTGACCCACGTTGGTTTGGAGCAGTGGGTACAGGTTCGTGCCGTCGCTCAGTGCAATAACCTGCGTGGAGGTTGGCAGTGAAAACGGGGGCTGAGAGCTACCCTGAATCTGGAACGTGACGTCGTAGCCGCTCTGGTTGGTGTCGTTGAGCAGGTAGTACACCTGAGTCACGGCGGGCAACTGGACCAACAAGTTTGTCGTGCGCGTGCCGCTCAAGGCGGTGTAGCGCTGAATAATTGGCGTGTTGGTGATCAGGCTCAGTGTGGAGCCCGCCACCACGTCCACGTCGTACGTGGCAGAGGAGAACGTCAGGCTGTTAGGGCGTGAACGACCAACGGTAAAGAAGTCCTGTTTGGCGGGGTCTTGGTTCACGCAGATAAAGCATGAGTCACCAAGGGGGAGGGTCAGGTTGGCCAAACCGTCAATGGTCGAGCCCACCGAGGCTGTGTTGATTGTGAGCGCGCCGGTGCCGTTGTTGCGCACCAGAACGTACCAACCAGAGGACAGCGAAGACACCGCGGGCAGTGTCGTGGTTGCCGCGCCGCCGGTCCACACAAAACACTGTGAGCGTGAGGAGTCTGTGAACGTGATGGACGAGGAGTACTCGTTGGTAACGATCGTGGTTTCCAGCTTGCCCAGAATGGCCGCCGTGCTGTTACCGGCCAGTGTTGCGGCGTCTGCGTAGGATGTACCAACACCGAACGCCACGGTCTGCCACACACCCACGGACGTGGTGTTGTCTGTCAGGTACGTGTAGTACGCCTGACCCACAGGCACCGTGAACGAGCCAGTGCCGTCAGAACGCGACACCGTGAACGGGTTGGCGCCTTGGTTGCGGAACAGGATGTCTTGGCCGACAGAGGTTTGCTGTGCGTCTGGCAACAACAAAATGCCGCCCGATGCAGACACCACGTCCATGATGCGCGCGGTGACTTGCTGGCCTGCGGTGCTGACATACTGGGGCCAGTACAACTGTACCGTGCCAGATAAGGCAACCGCCTCGTAACTTACGTCGGTTGGCTGGATTGCGTTGCCGGTGAAGGGCGAGGTGTATGTCGTCATTTAAGGTTCCTGTCTTGTTGCGTTGCGGTCGATCATGCGCTTTTGGTCTTCGCCTTTGAGTGCGGCAATGGCCTCGTCGTAGTACTGTTTCCACATGGCCAGTTTGTCTGCGTTCTTAATGAAGCCTTGGGCCTGAAGCAGTGTGCCGTACAACAACGCCTGAGGGGCTTCACGCGTTAAAAGATTTTCTTGATTTTCAACATCAAGCGGCTGAATGCGGCTGTAGTAAATGATTTGAAGCGTGTAATCATCGTCCGGAATTGGTGCCAAGGCCCAGTGGTCATAGTCATAATCTCCGTAGTATAAAGGTTGTCCGTTGTCAGATTCTGTTTGAAACTGGGTAACGTAGTCCATGGAACGGGTGAGCACAGGCTGTCCGTTGATCTTCATGCTGACCGTTTTGCGCCAGCGGGCTGGCTTTTGAATCACAGGGTCGTTGATGTTGAGCGTGGTGTTCACCACGTTTAACTGCATGAGGGTTTTAATCTGTGCGGCGATGCTTTGCTCGGTGAGCATAATCAGCCGGGGGATCTGCGCGACAAACGACGTGTCGTCACGCTCAGAGTACGTAATGACATCCTCAACGAGGCTGTCATAGGTCATTGCTGTTGCGGCCATTTATTACTCCGTTGTTTGTGCCAGTTCTTTTGCGGCGATGTACGCGGCTTTTTCTTCAGGTGTGTACTTTTCTACAATCTGCCATTGTTGAACAGCCTTAATACCATTCACAAGAGGGGGCAGTTCTTTTGGTTCTTGAAACTCTGGGTCGTACGCAGGGGGGTCTGAATAAACAAATTTTGCATAACCAAAATGCGCCAAAACTGCATCGCTTGGTGGAAAAGAAAACGAAGTGTCAGGGTGTGCGTGAGACAAAAAGTGTTCTGCCAAAGGCCACTGCACTGGAACACCGTCTTTTAATTGAACAATCATTTGTATTCCTTATGGTGTGCTTACGTCTGTAGACGGGAACTGACGAGTCAGACCGGGCCAGACAATTCGGACTGCGCCAGATGCCCCCGTGCCGATACCGTATGTACCTGAGTTGCCCTGACAGCCGGGGCCGCCACCACCGAAAAGACCGCCTGCGCCAGAACGTTGATTGGAGTATGAAAGACCGTTTTGACCGCCTGATCCTCCGCCGCCTCCATTGGCGCTAGTACCACCCGCACCATTGCTACCCTGACCCAGTAGTCCTACGCCGCCGCCGCCAGAGCCGTAACTACTAGCGGCGCTCCCACCCCCTCCAGCCCCACCACTACCCGCGATTGCTGGATTGCCATTGATACTTCCTGCGCCTCCAGCGCCAGCATAACCACCAGCACCTCCTCCGCCACCAACAGCCGCAGTACCTTCAGAGCTTGTATTACCTCCAGCACCACCAGCACCACCAGTACCAGCCGATACAGTACCGCCAGCACCCCCCGCGCCCGGCGAAGCCCTTCCCGCAGAACCACCAGTGGCTCGCACAACTGAAATTGTTGAAAAGTAAGATGCTCCACCAGCAACTAACGGTTCTCCTCCAGTTCCTACTTGCACTGAATATGAAGTACCGGGTGTAACAGTGTAGTTGTTTACATACGCAAGCGCGCCACCCCCTCCTCCAGATCCGGCATTACTATTAGTATTAGTAAAACCTCCTCCACCTCCACCACCAACGCACACAACACTGACGGACGTGACACCAACTGGGCACACCCATGTGTAGTTGCCCGGAATATCATAAGTTGATTCACCTCTTGCTGGCATACTATCTCCTACTGCTTTACCTGCTCCAAACATAGCTTCTCCTTATGGCGTGTAGTTCTGACCAGCGACAACGCCGTACCAGTTTGTGCCATCAGAGAAGAACGAAAACATATCCATACGGCTTGCTGTAGCCGTCAACGTTGGCGCTGTGCCGCCAGACCACTTCACTGTAGACCAAGTGACTGTATAACCACCCGCACCCGTGCGCAAGTACATCATAAAACTTCGACCTGCCGCAGCCGTTGGCATCGTAATTGTGCAGATGCCCGTCAATGTTAAGTTCTGTACGCTACCGTTAGCCAAGCTCAATGTAATCGCTGTACTGGTGTTGGCCGTGTACGTTTCTTCGGTGTAGCCGTCGTTAATAGTAGGGTTGGTCAGCGTAGGTGTTGCAACAGTGCCAGCAAACGTAACAGACAGGTCGGTGTTAATAGTTAGCGCAGTATTGCCGTTAGATTGCAATGCCAAAACACCGCTGGTGTCGGCAGTCGATTTTAGGCCGGATGAACCGGATACTACGCCGTTGTCCGCGTTGAGCGAGGATGCCATGTGTTACCCCTTTGGATATTTGTTTTTAACTGCCTGAACTTGTGCAAGCATAGCTGTTGCGGCATCGCCGCCTTTCCACAAAGCGTCAAGCTGGTCGCCAATGGATGGGTACTCTGCGGCACGCTGGTACTTATACGCGATACGGGCTGCTTCGGCTTGCTGGGCTGCACGAGTTTCCTCCAGTGTAGCGCGTTCAGCGGCAGTGTACTTCTCAACAATCTCCCACTGCTGAGTCCATTTTCCGTCCACCAAAGCTGGTGCAATCTCTTTAGCCTCTTGCCACTCAGCGTCGTACTGGGCAGGATCACTAAAATGCAGTGTGGCATAACCAAAGTTAGCCAGTGTGTCTTCGTCTATTGGGTAAGCAAAAGACGTTCTGGGATTGGTAGCCTGTACGTGCGCCTCGGTAACGGGCCACTGCATAGGAAAACCGTTTGATAATTTAACCAACATATTCTGTCCTTTTATTATGGTGTGCTGACATCAGTGGATGGGAACTGACGGGTTAAACCGGGCCAGACAATACGGACTGCGCCGCTTGCACCGGGCTGTGCTGTCCATATACCGGAACTAATAATTCCAGCACCGCCGCCGCCACCAAACATACCGCCGCGACCCGCTCTCGCAGTGTTTGCGCCACCATTAAACCAATCGCCATTAGCGTATGCGTTTTGACCCCCGGAGCCACCACCGCCACCAGCCGAATCATTACTCACACCACTGGCTGCGCCACCCGCACCACTTGCGCCTTGACCAAACAACCCAACTCCGCCACCACCGCCAGTAGTAGTTGACCCGCCACTACTGCCAGCACTAGCGCCACCGCCGCCCGCTCCACCAGTACCTGCGGCTCCGCTATTTAAGGTGTCATTTCCACCTTGACCACC